ATTTCAGGATGCTATGCCTTGGTGGGCAGATGTATGTCACAAATGCCCATAGTATTCCTGTTGAGACGGTTGTCTTCAACGTTAGACAGGATGCTAATGGTTCTGGTGTTTCCGAAAATTATAAGGTCTCGCTCAACCCGGGGGACTTCTACCGAGATCCCCAGTATGATCTAATTTATTTTCGTATCCGTCGTGTTCCTCCAAAGGCAAACCTTCGTGGTTTGCTCGTGAGTGAGAAATTCGAGGTCATGTGCAATGGGTTTATGGTCACGCGGACACCAGAAGGAGAAGAAGAGTTTGTTTCTCTACGCGCTATCACGAATAGTGTTGAAAGTACACCTGACACAGAAGGAATTGTCGGATATAAAGCATCAGCTGAGAGAATGACTGTTTCCGGAGAATGTGGTTCTCCTTACATTGGTCTGCCCCCCATGGGCCCAGTTTTACTAGGTCTACATGTCTTGGGTGGGTATACGGATGCGGTCGCATGTGTTTCACTTACCAAAGAGTCGGTCGAGAGAGCCATTGAAGTTCTCAAAATTGAAGACATCCATCCTAGTGCTCTCCGTGTCCCCGCTAAACAAAGTGGTGATGAGGAGCTACTGGTCGAAGAAGTTGTACTTCAGAGTGAGGAGATGGTCGTGCGTGACCTACACCCCAAAAGTACCATCCGGTACATAGAAGAAGGGACAGCTTCTGTCTATGGTTCTATACCGGTGCATCGTTCTGGCGGTAAATCCAAAGTTACCAAGACGCTGATCCATGATGATTTGCGTTCAGTTGGATATTCTGTTCAGATGGGGGGCCCAGTGTTGAATCACTGGAAACCCTGGAGAACGGGCGCTATTGACATAGTGCAGCAGGAGAGTAACATAAATTACCAGATCGTTGATGCGTGTGCAGAAGCTTACTTTGATGATGTAGTTGCGAATGTGGCGCTCGAAGAAATTCAGGAAATGCGAGTTTTGACAGTTGATGAAGCTGTTAATGGTATTCCCGGTGTTCAGTATATCGACAGAATGAATCTAAATTCCTCCATGGGCTTTCCCTGGAACAGTTCAAAGCGCAATTACCTTCAGGACCACGGAGAATATGGTGACTGGCAGCACTTTGTCACCTTTGATGCGGAGGTACTGGAGATGATGTCTGACATGAGGCAGAAGTACTCACAGGGAATTCGATGTAACCCCTTCTTCAGAATCCACCAGAAGGATGAGGTAGTTACAGTGAAGAAGATAGCTGACATGAAGACTCGTTTGTTCTCGGGAGGAAATTGTCCTCTCGGAATTTTGATGAGACAGTACTTCTTGCCCGTTATCCGGTTGATACAGCGCAACAAGTTCGCATTTGAAGCTGCACCCGGCACAAATGCGACATCGCTTGAGTGGTGTGAGATTTACCACTGGTTGACAGTTTGGGGTGAAGAAAGAATGCTTGCAGGAGATTATTCGAAGTTCGACAAGCGTATGGATCCGTCCATTATGCTGGCTGCTTTCGGTGTTCTTGAACGTTTGATTGATCTTGCCGGTTACACACCTGAAGATATGCGAATATTGAAGACCATGAAGTGGGATGTAACATTTGCCGTCACAGAATTCAACGGTG